TCAACAAATTGTTTACTATATAACTTGGTTGGGTTATAAAATGATTCGTTTATTATTTTTTTTAATTGGTTTTCAGTTATAATAATTTTTTTCATATTAATACGCTTTTTTATATCCATCACAATTGGTGTAACACCAATCACCTAAAGATTTAATTCTTTTTTGATCCTTAGTAAGTTCGCCTGCTGAAGGCATTTTATTAATATATCCATTTTTAAATGTTTTACTACAAAGACCGCAAGAAAAATCTTTTCCACTTCCTTCCTTACCACCTCTTAAACAATTCTCAAATCCTTTATAATCGACATCACGCAATATATGTTTTTTAACACAATTTTTTAAAATGTTACAATCAACTGCATCTATATTTTTTATGGGATCGATATTATAATCATCTTTCTCATCTTGCCAATCTTTCTCATCTTGACAATTACATTTAGTACAAAACATTGTTTTAGGTAGTGATTTAGAAAATGTCAATTTATCACACATCTTTTTCCAAGTATCAATCCCAACCTTACCGTCAGCGATTAACCCGTTTCTGTTTTGAAACTCTTCTACTGCCCCTTTAGTTTGGGTTTTAAAAAGACCATCACATTTCGTCCAGTCACTATAACACGCATCACCATTCATACCACCACCACTGTACTTAGTATTATATTGGTTTACGTATAATAGATGTTGAATCATTTTAACAACGTCACCGTTTGATCCGTACATTGCCAACTTTCTTTCACATATTATTTCACATAAATCATCACCTATTTGTATTATACCAGTGTAAGCCTCATTTAAGACACTTTTAACTATCTTACTTAATTGGTTTTCAGTTAATTTTATTACTCTTTTTTTCATATTTAATAGTAAATGTCTTCATCATTTTCTCCATTGTAATCACCACCAAAAGATTCCGTTTCTAACCAATCGTTGAATAGGTTAGCATACTCTTCGTCTGTCATTTCATCTTTGACATCTCCAGCCCAATCATCGAATTGATTAACTCTCATAGTATTCAAATCTCCCCACCCAAATTTAAATTTCATAATGTGGAGTACATTATCAATATCTATTGTGGATTCGTTTAATATTCTTTTATTTGCCTCAGCAATAACCATTCTCTTCAATTTTAATAATCTACTCATACTATTTTATATATAAATATAAATTTTTTTAAAAAACTATTATTAATCTGGATAATTAATATAAATTTCAACAATATCAAATAGTCGGGTATTTGTAATTAACTCAGGTAAGTCTGAAATTATAATGTTTGGGATAATATCTATTATTTCCATACTTATTTCCCAACCATCAGTGTGTTCAGAAATCAATAATTCACTTATTTCTAATGTATCAACTTCATCATAATCATTATAGATATCTACAGTGCCACCAGGGTTAATGTTAATGTAAACTCTAACGACTTCTGTATATAATGAATCATCGTAATAACCAGAATTTTCTGATAACAACTCAACAGATTCTATACTAAAATGGAAGTCATATGATCCCGTACCATCATAATCTACAGTATGGAAATCTCGTATTTTTAATTTATTTAATAGAGATACTTCGTATCTTAAAAAATCATCAAAATATTCTTTTTTACTCATTGCATAATCCAATAACTCTTTTCTACTTCTTAGTGTATTATGTTTTTTTGAAAAAAAACTAAATATTTTATCTGTATAATCACTCATATAAAATAAATATTAATATCTGTATTAAAAATTTTGCCAATTCAAAAATATTACATATATTTGTTATATAAAATCAAACGACTATGAATTGTTCAGTAATTAGAAACCTAAAAGGTACAGACAGAAAAGTAACTAAATTCTTATTCATCCCTAGATTTGTAAGAGGTACAGTTAAATGGTTATCATTCGTAACCATACATGAGGATTATATCGATGATGAATGGGTTGAAATATCTGTGAGATGAAATTAAGTGATCTTTGCGAAATAAAAACCAATTTTAGTGATGCTGATTTTTGGTTGCAACGAAAGGGTAGTGTGGATACTGTAGGTACACCTACTAAAGAATTTCATTCTGAAAACATAGGTATTAAAGTTATTAAAACCAGTATACTTATTCCCGAATTTCTTTATTACACTCTAATTTATTATCAAAGTGTTGGATATTTTAGTAAAATTTCGAAAGGGACACTTAATCTAAAAAATATTAGGGTTGAGGATATAAAAGAAATGAGATTATCATAAAAATAAAAACCCATCTTGGTAGCGAACCTGATGGGTTTATTTTGTCCGTAGACAACAACGGTCCTAATCCGTTTTATCTTTATTATAATTAATATCTTTTATTATAAATATTTTACTTTTTTAAATAATTTCTATAATATTAAAATATGGAAAAAAAATGTATAATTAATTGGGATCTACATCATAAAATGTTGGAGAAAAAGTATGGTAATAAAATAAATGATTCTTATGATTTTAATAGTTTAGAGAATGAGTATTTATCTTTAAATAAAAAAGTATTTTCAGTACAGAATATTTCTAAATTAGACGATAATACAATTATGTTAGAATCTTATTTACAGGATAGAAAAAAATATTATGTCAACACTGAAAATTTTACATTACATAATGATATACCTACTAACGATAATAACATATTAAGTGTAATGTGCGAATATCTTTGGGTGATTAAATCTATTTCCAAATATATAATTAATGAAGAGAATAGGATAGGGGGGTATAAAAGTTTATTAACTAATTTATTATCTAAATAGTAAAAATTAAATTTCTTTAGTATACTCACTAAGTAATCTTACATTAGTTTTTATTTATTCATAACTATATTTTAATGTGAAGAAATCTCTACCATCTATATATATCTGATGGTGATCCAATAAAATACCATTTTTTATTAATGTATAATAATCTTTTGTAGGTGTCATAGTCATTTTAGTATTATAAACTAAAATTGCCTCCTCAAACCCATCATCAATATAGGTGTTTAACTCCTCAATTTTGTCATCCTCACTTTCATATTCCTCATCTTCTCCACTGATAATCCCAAAATTAAATTTTTTATCTTCTAATCCTAATGTTTCTTTAATCACATCATCCCTATAATACATTTTTTGCCATATATTAAACGCATCACCTCTAATATCTCCGTCTCTAGAAACCATCAAACCATTAGGGTGACAAAACATCAATGCAATTTCTAACACAGTTGGACCTAACCCCTTTTCTGCAGCAATCGAAGGAAAATAGTATGTACCGTCATTACTTTTAGACAACCCAACAAACCCCAAAACTTTACTATTTACGTAATCGTATAATGTTATATTAATATCATCATATATAGAAATTATGATATTTTTAGGTAGAGATGACATTTTTTTGTATTCTTCTTTTAATATTCTCCGTATTATTTCTTTCATATTATAACAATAAATATATTTCTATTTCCTAAAAAGGTGTGTGAATTCTATCAACTCTTTTTGTATTGGGTGTAAATATCCATTTTTTCTGTTATCTCTAACGATAATTCATTAATATATTTATTAAAAATAATTTCTGCCAATTCCTCATCCACACCAAAATTATTTACGACATAATCAATATCCGCCGCACCCATCATCCACCCACTCCGCCATCTATGTACATCCCAAGGTTTATAAGTGTATTCTCCCCAAGGGTACATAGGAAACTTTACTGAGGCAATTTGTTCTGAAAACGTACCCCCATAATTTTTTTCTATTATTTCGTAATCAGTATCATCTAACATTGTTTTTATAATGTAATCGTAGAACTTTTCTTTTCTATCTACTGATTCTGTAATATTTTTTTTACCACTAGCATCTTCAAACCCAATTTGATTACCATTTTCATCAAACTCTTTTTCTACCCAATCACCATCACCATCTTCATAATATACCATTACTTTTTTATTGGTGAAGGGGATTTCTTTTACAATTCTTATAAAATCAGGAATATCCTTCACACTACCAAAAAATGACGGTTCAGACGTTTGTATCGATATACGCCACCCGTATATCAATCTAAAAATACCCTCCCAATCTTTTCTAGGTATATTAAAATTAATAAAATCAACCATATAAGGTTTTTTCAACAAGGGAATTATTTTTTTATAATATGAATTTTTATCTTCTGTTGATTCTGTAATATTTTTTTTCAATCTAATATCATATATTTCACCATCTGATTTTTCTCTATACACTAATTTATTATTGGAATTAAATTCACTTACTATCCAATAACCATTACTTTCGTAATATATTTGATTTCCATTTAGATCATATCTATACGTATTAAGTTTTCCGTCATCTAATTCTACATGTTCAAGTAAATTATCGTCATTATCATATACTTTTTTAAGATAATCTCCATTAGGGTATTCTTTATATGTAAGATTACCATTCTCCCAACCATAAATTTCCCAGTAACCATCTTCAGTTTCATAATATATTGGTGAATCATCTTTTATTGTAAGAACCTCATCCCATAATGATCCAATATAAACAGGTTCACCAAAAAGAATAGATAATATTTTTTCTTGACTTTTTTTATCAACAACACCCATGTCAACTAAATCTCTAAAATAAGGTTTTTGGATTATTTTCGAAATTTTTTTATAAAGTACATTTTTTTCCATCTCAATAATAAATATTGTGAAAAAAATAAAACTTTACCCTTTTATTATATACCTATATGTTTTTTGAGGTTGAATGGGGCCATTCCACGTTGAATGGGGTAGGTATACTTAATTCTTTTACTATATTAGTATTAGAAATGTTATTACATTCTATATAACTAAAGTATATAGTATTGTTGCGAACTCTATTAATATCAAAAAAGTCAAATATTTGTTCTGATGTTGGTAAATACAAAATAGTTTCGTTGTTAAATATGTTTCCGACTCCATACCCTAAAAGTATTTTATTTCTATAATGTAAAACACACTCCAAAATTTCCTTATTAATATCGAAAATTATCTTATCCCATAGATACCAGAATTCTTCTTTTTTGACACATAAATTATTAATGAAATGTTCGTATATATAACCCACTATACTAATCACAAAATTATTTTTGTATGTTTTAACTAGACTATATGTATCATCCAAATGAATCAATTCTACACCGTCATTAAAAAAATGATAATCCCAGTTTTGTCCAAATGGGTGACATTTTAATGAAAAATCGTGTAAACTTATTACTTTATTTATATATTGTTTTGAGTCCATGACACAAATTTATATAAATAAAAGAATAAAACAAAATAAAATTGTATTAAGATTTTTTATTATCTTTATTTTGTTTTTCAACAAAAGACTCTTTGATACCTGTATCCTCTAAAAATTTTTTATGGGATGTCTTATAAGATTTTTGAGTTTCATCATTTTCATCTTTGGTGTATTGCCAATTCCAATATAATGAGTTGTTAGGTTTGAACCCATAAAAACGATGAACTTCTTTTTGTGTATCAACAACATTACTACCATTCCAGTTCTGACCAGTACAAATATACCCTGTTTCGATATTTTTTACGAC